TTTCCGATTGTCTTGAGGACTTGTTGCCAAGCTACCCTGCATAACCCATTCGTAATATATATCAGCAAGTTTCTCTGGATGCAACACATCTCTTTGTGTTCCATGCTCAACTGCAAGCCGTAAACATTCCAAACGGATATCTTGGTCAGGAGTTATACCATCAGCCATGTATATACCCCATCAATTCTTGCATACGCTCAACAGCACGTTGTCTTCCTATAGGATCCTTTCTATTCCAATAGGCGTGTGTTTTGTCGTTCATAATTGCATCAACTTCTTGTTGTGCCATTTGTGGTGTGTAAGCTCTGTTTGAAGCGTTTTCAGATACAGTATCTTCGCTTGTTACAGTGGACTTAAACTCACCCATAGCAGCAAATGCTTTGATAAAAGCTGGATGGTTACCAATCATTGTGCCATCTTCTAGCTTCATCTGTAGCAAATCACTACCACCAAACTGCTCAACAACATCTTTTGCAGCCGTTACTTTCTGCTCGAAAGCCTGACCCCATTCTTTTTTGAGTTCGGCTGCTGTAGCTTCAGCTTGCTGCTCTGCTTGTTGTTGTACAGCTTCTGCACTTTGTGCAACTGTGCTTTTGTAATAATCCAATACACCTTGTGCTTGTTGTGGTGTAAGTCTTAGATTATGTGCAATGTCTGCATATTGCTTAGCAACATCTTCAGTAATGACATTACCATCAACAGGAAGCTCATAGCCTTCTGGTGTTTCTGGTCTGCCTAACCTACTGTAAATGTTATCTAAATCTTCGTCTGTTGGATTTTTAGGCAACGGAACTTTATCACTGCCTATCAATCTTTGTGCGTTAACATAACTTCTAGCCAAGTTACCAACATCTTTGATTGGTGATAAACTTGGATGCTCCCTTAATTCTTCTGGTATCATTTCAATGAAACTGTTACCAGACCCACCTTGTGCAACCTCTGCTGGTGTTTCCAGCGTTGTAGGCTGTACTGGTTCGGCTACCTGTTCAGCAACTTGTTCTGACATATTTACTCCTCTTTCATCATGTTATAAATGTGTAGTATGACTGCCCTCTTACCTTCTTCAAAGGCTGTAGCATTGGCATCTCCTGCTACATAACTTGAAGCACGCCAATTACAGCGTAACTCCAAATCCTCCAATACCTTTTTCCCTGCATTATCCTTAAATGTATCCTGATACATAACCTTAAGCTGTTCTATCTGGTCATTCATTTGCACCCACCATTCTTACAGCTTGAGCAGCCTGACCAACAGTAGCAACATCTTCTTGCTCCATTTGTCTTTGCATTTGCTCTTCTTGCATCATTGCACGCTGTTCTCTTTCCTCATCAATAGATGATTGTGGTCTTAATACTTTCTTTGGTACACCTAACGCTTCTGTTAGATAGTTAACCAATCCATCAGGATCTATATGGTCACCCACAGGTAATGATTGTGACAATGGCATCAATATCTCTAATGCTCTCATCACACCATTAACAGAGCTAGACTTCTGTGCCCTTGCAAGTGGTGATACATATTCAATATCTATATCTCTTCCTTGTAATATTTCTGGTGGTATAGCAAGCATATCAGAACGCAACATCAAAGCAAATGCCCTGTCTATCAAAGGTCTTAGCATCTCATTCATTAATCTACCAAGAACAGGACCTATAACTCTCATTCTTTCTTCTTGCCTTTGGATAACTTCTGTAGCTGTCATGTTTGGCTGTGTGCCACTTAACAACTGGTCAACAAAGAAAGCAGAACGGATAGCCATTCTTCTCTGCTCTTCCATATTCAATCCGATAGGTATATTGGCACCAGTTTGTAATGGTGTAATGGTATCCCTTGAACCTGATCTGTAAAAGTTGAGACCTCCAGGCTGGGTTCGTATAGGGAGTAGGAACCCATCATCAGGCACTAGCAGTGGAGGATCTATCATTTTTTGTGCCGCTTGTATGATTGTTTTAGACATAAGATTTATCATCTTGACATCTGGCAACGCAACCATTGCTGGAGATCTCCCCATCACTTCTCCAGTTGCCTTCAAGAAGCGTGGTACAACGTAAGGCAGTTCCTGGAAACCACTCTCTGCCAATATCATTTTTGTCTCCATGCAAATATACAAGGAAGCAAACGGCATATTCTTATTGTCTTGTTTTGTTGGGTCTCTATCTACCCTTGGCATTACAACATGAAGTATCTCTACATTCTCATCTGGCTTCTTTTCAAATGTCCTAGCAATAAATCTGCCTACATTATCAATGCCAAACCTTTGTACAGCTTGCCTTGCAGGTACTTCATACTTTCTGAATACAGTATCAACGATACCATACTGATCTTCTGTTACATAAAACTCTGATATATGCCTTGTGCTAAAACGTAATGTACCTTCATCCATCTCCACAAACATACAGCCTGTACCAAATACAACTAGGTCAACATACATCTCATGAACTTCTGTCTCAAAGTTTGACATGGTAAAAGCACGCATCATTCTTTGTGATGAATCTTCTAGCCACCTTTGTACTTCTTCATCTCTGCCTAGTTCTTCATCTTTCATTGTCAAATGAAACCAAGGTGTAGCACCTGATGTTAGCATCCCATGCAGACTAGATGATAGCAAATCAACAGATTGTAAAGCTGTGCCATCAAAGATAAGTTCCATTCTCTTTTCGCCACGACTTCTTTTCTTAACTATGTCTGCTTTCCTAGGCAGCATATAGTCAGCTAACTCTTGGTAATGGTTATTCCAGTTATCTCGCTGACCTTCAACGTGTTCAAATCTAGCAACTATATCTTTGACATTCATCATAGCTTTATCCTAACAAAGTTGGTGTGCCACCTGTTGTATCTGCACTGTCCCCTAAAGCACCAGCAACTATTGTGCTTCCACGACCTCTACGTTTTCTTCTTTCTGTTGCTTCAGCTTCCCCAGCTAATGCAGCTGCTTTTGCGTAATCGGCTTGTGCAGGTTCTTCTGGAACTGGTGGTGGAGGGGGAACATATACTTTAGGTTTCAAGAACGACATCACAATCTCCTATGTTACTGCTCTTTTAGAAGCTGGTCTTGATAATACGCCATAACCTTCCATGATTGTACCAGCTTGACCTGCCCTTTTTGTTCTACGTCTTGCGTATCTTGTTGTTATAGGCTCGTCATTTTCTATTGTTTCTGGTGTAATCTCAGGTGTAACTTCAGGTGTAACGTCTGCTCTTTGTGTAGTTGGTGAACTATCATCACCACTTGTTGTACCACGACTAATAGGATCGAAAGCTGGATCACCACTGTAAACCCTGCCACCTAAAAAGTTTGTACCAACAACGCCTTTGTATTCGCCTTGGTCATCAGTAATCATTTCACCACCACGCCTTAACTCTGCAGCTTGTTGCTGTGCAGCTAATCCACCAATAGTATTTAAAGCAATACTACCCATAGTAGGTATAGGAACATTTATCTGACCTTTTTCTGCTCTTTTTTCTAGTTGTTGAGCTTGTAGGTTTTCTTTTAATCTCGTAAATTCATATGGGTCTTGTACACCTGATTGTGCCATTTCTCTTCTATCTCTATCAGCTCTTGCTTTAGCAAGATCTCTGTTGGTTACGTTGGTATCGTCACCACCACCACTAGGACCACCACCCATATTACTTTCCTTTCAACATATGCCACCCTAACTTCTCAGTTTCAGGTCTAAACCAAAAGGCTTTCTTATAGCCACTTCGCATAAACATCCTCTTTAACTCAAGGAATCCTTTTCTTGTATAACCTTTTTTTGCAATAAAGTCTACCAACCAAACATCTTTGCCACCTCCCTTGTATCCATCAACAGGGAAATGTAGCGTTCCAACATACTCATCAACCTGTTTATCAGTAGGGAATCCCCATGTAGCGAACATCAATGGCTCATGTAATTCGTCTCTCATAATCTTATACTGTCTAATCCCTAAAGGTTTTTCAATATATTTCTGTATCATCTCATCCGACCAGTTCCTATGATGCTCACTATACCTCACCATCTCTAGTGCATCCTCATAGTCATGACCATACATCATATCGTAAAAGGATTGTACTCATTCACTGCCACCGATTGTGGTGGTCTTGTCATAGTAGTACGATTCTTCAACCCAACAGCTAAATATCTAAACGCATCAGCAGCGT